GTCTGGAAGATAGCTGACCGCGTTTCAAGCCGCATACGCCGTCGCCAGAAAAAAGAATGGTCACCACGAGACGCGGATGGAAGTACGCGCTTCGTTCACGATCACTACGGAATAGACTTTACAGATCAGTGGCTTATACTCGCGCAAGCAAATTATATGCTAAATGAAATTGGTGCCTATCTTAAAACCAGTGGTTATTTCTTTGAACGATTCAATACTCCCTCCCTTTCCAAGAAAGTCCGGTCTGCAATTTCATCGTGGACCTATCTCACCACCGGTCAGAACAGGGAAATTAGTTTGAGCGAAGCCCAAAATCTTTACGCGCACATTTCAAGCGAGGATGGGCGATTGCAGCGCGGTGCCAAGACCCTGCTGAAATCTGCAAACGAACAGGATGTTTTCACACTTGGTCTTTTACACGAGCATTTTGGATTAGAGGCAACGGGAACATGGGATCAGGTACTGGACCGAATTAAATCAGAAGACCGGGCCTATGCCTCAACACTCCTAAACCGGGGAGTCAACCTTAATAGCAAGCCAAAAATACGACTGTCCACAATCCATGGTGCTAAAGGAGGAGAAGCCGACAACGTTTACCTTATGCTCGACCTGTCTGGCAAAGCTCTCGAAGAAATGACAAAAAATCCTGACGACGGATACCGTGTGCTGTACACGGGTATCACTCGCACAAAAGAAAACCTAGTCCTGAAAATGCCGGAAGATTGGCAAAGAGGATGGATGCTGTGACCGATCTTATTTCCCCCACCTATTACCAACGCGCAAAGCTGGAAACCATCGAAACTATCATGGATATCGTTCGAGATTTGCCCGGTGACGAAGCAGTTCTTGTGGGAAACGCGATTAAATATTTAGTTCGATACCGATTCAAGGAAAACACCGCCCCCATAATTGATGTCCAAAAGGCCGAATGGTACATCAGACGATTGGTCGAGCTGCTACAAGCCAAGCCTTCCGCGAAGGGTTGAATTCGGCATGACAAAAATAAAAGTTGAAAAAGCAAGACATCCTGAAGGCTGGACCAGTTGGTGCTATCCAATAATGAAAGATTATAAATTAGTATGTTGTGATTGTGGACTTGTTCACGACATGGAGTTTCGCGTTACCGGGGATTATGACCGCGTGGAATTTCGCACTCGGAGAAACAACCGAAGTACGGCGCAAGTCAGGCGTCATAAAATTGACTGATGGATACCTAGATGAAAGAAAATCTCAAAAGGCCAAAATTCGGCGTGAAGACCGAGTGGGTTCCCGTAGAAGAACTCCCCACCACTCCTGACGGGATCAAGGAAATCGCCATAGACTTAGAAACAAAAGATCCACGACTCAAGACCCACGGACCTGGGTGGCCTACGAGTAACGGAGAAGTAATCGGCATTGCCGTAGCCTACGAAGGGTTCAACTCCTACTTTCCATTTGGGCATGAGGGTGGCGGCAACCTCGACAAGGGGCATGTTAAGAAATGGTTTACGAGAGAAATAGCCAAGCACCCTGCTGACAAAATATTTCACAACGCCTCTTATGATGTGGGATGGCTCCGACGATTGGGCATTAAGGTGGAGGGGAAACTAATCGATACCATGTTAGCCGCCCCTTTGATTGATGAAAACAGACGCTACTACAGCTTAAATAGTGTCTGTTACGATTATCTGGGAGAGATGAAAAGCGAAGCCGCCCTCCGCGAAGCCGCCGAAGAATTTGGCATCGACCCAAAGGCGGAAATGTACAAGCTACCCGCTGCCTATGTTGGAGAATATGCGGAAGCCGATGCAAGACTGACGCTGGATCTGTGGCAGCATTTCAAGGCACTCCTCTCTCAGGAAGACCTGTGGCAGATTTTTGATCTGGAAGCTGAAGTTCTGCCCCTCTGCATTAACATGACCTGGAACGGTGTCCGAATTGATTTGGAAAAAGCAGAACGTCTCAAGCAAAAACTCTTGCGTGAAACTAAATCTATTCTTTCCGAGATAAAGAAAGAAACTGGGCTTAGCTGTGAACTCTGGGCAGCCGCTTCGATTGCAAAGGTGTTCGATTACCACAATATTCCGTATGGACGCACCAAGACAGGACTGCCTTCCTTCACAAAAAACTTTCTCCAGAACCACCACCACCCAGTAGCCCAACAAATTGCCCAAGCACGAGAGACCGACAAGATTGGCCATACCTTTCTGTCTTCCATATTCCGTTACGCCGAAAACGGACGCATTCACGGACACATCAACCAGTTACGATCAGAGGGTGGCGGCACCGTATCTGGACGATTGTCCATGTCAAATCCAAACCTTCAACAGATCCCGGCTCGAAACCCCCGCTTTGCCAAAGCTATCCGGGGGTTGTTTCTGCCGGAAGAAGGAGAGAAGTGGGCAAGCCTAGACTACAATCAGCAGGAACCACGTATCCTGGTTCACTATGCCAACCTAACTGGTAAAAGAGGACTAACGGGGTCCGATTTATTTGTGGAAGCTTACCGCAACAACCAAAACACAGACTTCCATCAGATGGTTGCGGATATTGCTAAAATCCCACGTAAGCAAGCCAAGACCATTAATCTTGCGCTCCTCTATGGGATGGGGCAAACCAAATTGGCCGAGAAGCTCGACGTAACGCCCGAGGAAGCAAAAGTTATTATCTCCCAGTATCACATTCAAGTTCCATTTGTTAAAGAGCTTCAAGATTTTATCCAGCGTCGAGTGGGAGGACCTATGGGAACAGGGTTTGTACGATCTCTTCTGGGTCGAAAATGCCGCTTCAACTTGTGGGAACCCAACCTGTTTGTGAGTTCCAAGGCTCTTCCAAAAGAGCAAGCGACCATCGAGTACGGGAACAACATTAAGAGAGCCTATACCTACAAGGCCCTGAACCGGTTGATACAAGCATCAGCAGCCGATCAAACCAAGAAGGCTATGGCAGAAATACATAAAACCGGGAAGTCTCCCCTTATTCAGATACATGATGAATTAGCCCTCTCAGTTAAAGATTTAACGGAGGTCAAAGAAATCCAGAAAATTATGGAAAAGGCTGTTGAATTAAAAGTGCCGTCGCCAACCGACATTTCCCTTGGCCCCAACTGGGGAAACCTCAAGAGCACTTGATATATTGGGTGAAATCGCGTATCGTCCCACATCGAAAGGTGGTACCTAAATGAATGCGGAAAAATGGAAATCTGTCGTAATTGCAATTACGACATACAAAAAGCTGAAGATGCGTGCAGTGAAAAACCATCGCACGATAAGCGGTGAATTTACCCATATCCTCGAACAAGCGAACAAAGATGAGCGACCCCCCCAACAGACGACCTAGCGTCACCGACGAGGTTCACGGGGAGGGCTTCAACTTCGCAGTCACCGTTGGGTTCGACCCCGTTTTTGGAAATCCCTGCGAAGTATTCCTGACAAAACGGGGAAAGTCGGGGTCTGCGTTGGAAACCACTTTGTATGAGATAGGCGTTCTAGCCAGCAAGATGATGCAGGAAAACGACGCGAGCCAGTCTCAGATAACGGATTTGAAATTGGAAGTAGACCGTTTGAGAAAAGCTGTTCAAGCATTAGGGGGGCAGTAAATTGCTAACCCCCGCAATTGCTCTGGCAGTTTATTTCACGGTTTCTTTCCTTATCTCTTTTATCGGAGGATAAGCTATCGATGACGATCAAATACCAAATTTGAACCGGAACAGTAAATTCTCCGTCATCTACGCCGATCCTCCATGGACATTTAAAACATGGAGTGAGCAAGGCAAAGGCCGCTCTGCCGAGCAGCATTATACATGCATGAGTATGCAACAGATCCGCGAGCTTCCTGTCGCCGATCTAGCAGAAGATGACTGCTCCTTGTTTCTCTGGACCACCGATCCCATGTTACCTCAAGCTCTTGATTTAATGGAGAGATGGGGCTTTAATTACAAAACTATCGCGTTTGTATGGGCCAAGCTCAATAAAAACGCGCCCGCCACGCTATGGACCCCCTCCGATTTTTTCACCGGCATGGGCTATTGGACAAGAGCTAATTCAGAGCTTTGTCTTCTCGCTACGAGAGGAAAACCACAGCGCAAATCCGCAAATGTGCGGAGATTAGTAGTCGAGGCACGCCGTGAACATTCCAGAAAACCAGATGAAGTCGCACGGCGAATTGTCGAATTGATGGGTGACGTATCGAGAATTGAATTGTTTGCCCGGACAAGCCGTCCGGGCTGGTCAGTATGGGGGAATGAGCCGGAGAAATTCAAAAATGGCAGAATCGGAATTGATGACGAGACACGAGAAGGGAGCGTGGGCCGAAGCCACCGCAACCGCGTGGTTACTTGAAAGGGGGTTTTATGTCTGCGTCAATTTTGCGGCACAAGGACCCCTTGACCTTGTTGCCATAGACAAAACCGGACAATGCTTTTTATTAGATGTCAAATATATAGGCCGAACCCAGAAGAGAAAAGACATAGGAACCTTTCGAGTTCGCTCCGATTTGCAAAAATCCTTGAATGTGAGACTATTTATAATAGATCATGCTAGAAACATTACAATTGAACCACCCTTTGACGAAAACAATAATGGAATCTGACCCCCTCCGTTGCCGAATCGAATATTGCATAGGCCCGGGCAAATTAGAGGAGACCTCTATTCTGGTTTCCAATCTTGAGGAGGCCCGCGACTTTGCCCACATGAGTTTACGATTCGCTGTCCTCATACGGGAAGCAGACAACGGTGCTGCCGAGTTATTTGACGTTGATAGCGGTTT